TGATGTCAATTGTTGCGTATCTATTTTTTGGAATGCTTCTAAAGTTGCAGATAATGATGTGATATAAACTTGGTGAGTTACATCGCCTGACGTTACCAATAACTTAAATTTAAAAGCACGACCATAGTAATTACCGATTCTAAAATTTTGGAAATCAGACCAAGATGGTGAACCACTAGGATCATCATTGGTTGTTGCTATTTGCAATTGTACCTCTACATCATCATAAGTATTGGCATCGATAGAATCCCATGTATCAATGTTCCCTGATCTAGTATCAAAAAAATCTGTTGTTGAGTTTGTGGTAAAAGCAAATGCAGAACTAAGTCTATAAGATTGTGCAGATATTCCTGTATCAATGTAATTATTAAATTCATAACTGCCTGATAAATCCACACCACCAGCGGAGTCAATCAAGCCTACTTCGTCAATCAATCCCAATGAATCAAATAAAGTATCTGCTTCTAATTTTAATTGGTCATCAATCTCAACCATATTTACTTTAGTTCCAGCAAACGATGGATTCTCTGTTCTTGTTAAAAATACTTGCGATTGAAATAAATCAGGTGTAACTGTATTTACGACAGATGTTGCATTGGTAGATTTTATGCCTATGGAATCTACAGCTTTAATTAAATAAGTACCAACCAACAAAGGTACTTCTACAGTATTTGATATACCTGATACAGCTTCGCCTACTTGTGTTGATTGCGACCAAACTGCACCTGATGTTAAAGATGAATGTCTAATCTCAAAACTACCACCAACTTTTACATCCAAGTCTGTTGTAGGTGTCCAACTTAAAGTGGCAGTATTTGAATCTGCTCTTAAATAAAAATTAGAAACATCTGATGGTACTGCGGTTAAGCCATAGATTCTTTGAGTAGTAGATGAAAATTCTGATGCTACACCTACAGTATTTACCGCCCTTACTCTAAATTCATACAATGCTGGCTCAATATCAAAGAATTCAAAATTAGTTCCTTGCGATGTACCAGCACCTTGAAAAGATGCTTCTGTAGATTTTTTAAATTCAACATCATAATGATCTATTGTTACTCCTAAATCTTCCCATTCTGTATTTGTTGATGCACCAAAAGTTAGTATAGCTTTTGCTTTTACACCTGAGCCTTGTGTCGTGGTAAATAGTTCTTCTGTAACAGAATTGATTGCTGGTGTATTTACATCAGGTAAAGTTCCGAAGTTTTCTACTTCAAATATCTCTGTTGCAAAATCAGAATAAACTCCTAATCTGTTTTTTGCTCTAACAGATACAAAGTATTGACCAGCTTCTAATTTATCAATGGTAAAGCTTTCAGTTACACTTCTGCCTTCAAAATCATAACTGGCTTTATTTGCAAAACGTACTGAGTTCAATCTATTGATACCAATCTCATAAGATTCAACAGAAGATTTATTTGGTTGTGTCCAATTGATAGTAACCCTGTTGAATAATGTTGGCGGTATAGTAATTAATTCTTCTGATGGTGTTGATATTGTTGGTTTATCTACAGATGAAAAATTAGGTAAGTTAGTATTTGGTGAAGTATCTTCTGCTTGTATCAATCCAAAATCATAAACATCATCGTCATATTCTCTTGCGGTAATATCCACTTCATCGTTATTTTTTATAGCAAGTTTCATAATCTTAAACTTCTTGCCCTGATTAGAATTAAGTGTGTTCCAACCTAAAGATTCCAAAGAAATAAAAACTACATCTCCTATTTCTGCTCTAAGTCCAACAATGGTTGATGTAAAATTAAAGACCAATGACTGTCTTGATTGTTTCATATTGATTGTAGAAATCATTTGCGCCCTTTCCATTTGATCTGTAAATGGAAGTTCTATGGCTCTTTCAAGACTTAAACCATTATCTTCTGTTTTAAAAGTTGAACTTTCTACAATGGCAAAATCACCTTGCATATCACGATTCTTGTTAAAGAAGTTTGCTCTGATTTTATTGGCTTTATATTCTTTACCGCCTAGAGATAATTCAAAAGCACCAACAATATTATCTTCATCAAAAGTTTGTACTGCTGTACCTGTATCATCAATCAGCAATTTATATTTACCACCTGAAAATATCAAAGAACCTCTGCAAGATGTTAGAAGTTTTTCAACATTGTCTAAGGCTTTATTATTGGTATTCAGTATGCCATTACAGGTATATTTCTTTTGTGTTTTATCTCCTACTGTAACTTCGGTATCGCAAATATTTCTTGCGGTAGTAAATGATGTTGAATCAATTTGCGAACTTGGTATTGATCTTCCGTAAATGGTATTGGTCAAATAATCTTCAATGCAGTCTGCTGGATTATCACTAAAAACTTTATAAGTAGTTCCGCCTGATGTTGTGCTTCTTGTTTTTTTACCAATGACATCAAAATTTACTTGTGGTATTCCAGTATTACCAAATACTTCTGGTTCAAATTTAAATCTAACAATTGCATAAGCAACACCTTGCAATCTATCGGATGAAGTCCAAGTGCCATTGGTTTCATTAATTAAATCTTGGTCTGCTGTTTGTGTTGTTGTGCCATTGTATATTTCATATTTGACAATGTCTTCATACTTTGGTTTATGAATATTTTCAGTACCAAATGTAGTTACACCGCCAAACACACCAGCAGTTTCGCCTTCACTTGCAATTATTGATGTCAAAGAAGTATCATATAAATCAGGCGGTGTATTGACTTCATCATTATTTAAATATACTTGGCTTACACCTTGAATCTCACCCTCTGCGATTGCATAAACGACATGAAGAAATTCATTATTATCTCCTGATACATGATAAAAAATTGGCGTACCACCTACCCTTCTTTTGCCATAAATAACAGGTAAAGGATTGGTTGATCCTTGTTGATTCGCTAAAGCTGAACGTGCTTGTGCTGACATATTATCAGGAAAGTCCATGCTCATAGCGCCTAATAATTGACTTCCAGCGTAAGCACCAACCACAACTGTTGCCACACCAATAGCTATTAATGTACCAGCAGCTATTCCAGCTGCGGCTGAAGTACCTATAAATGTAGCCGCTACTGCTGTACCTAATTTTGCAAATACAGGTGCTAATGCTGGTAAAGCAAAAATACTACCTGTAAAAAATAAAGCTGATATAAATAATATTATGTTTCTAATCTTCATTGTTAAATCTATATGCAGAATCAAAATCGTTAAAATCAGATATTGGCAAAATTGCTGTACCTATTTGTTCATCTACAGATGCCATTTTACTACCAATACAAATATGACATGAATCCCAATTTTCATTATGTTTAACTAATATATCTCCAAATATAGCTTTACTCGGATGATAATGTTTCATGCCTAATTCCAAACATCTGCCTGATATTCTTTGAGCAAATTCTTTTTGAAATTTGATTGCACCTTTTTTTGTAGAATATTTTTGATAAATTATTTTTAGTAAATCAGTACCTAATACCTTATCAAAGTATTCAACAATAAATGTATTGCAATCATTAGTACCCCATGCAAAAGGTTCATTTAATTTTGACTCAATGTATTTATTTGCTTTTAATTTATCTATCATCGTATTTCTGTTGGTAGATTTATTCTGCTTCCTGATGATCCATAATTGACTGTAGATGTAGCTTTTACAGGTCTTTCTAAAACACTATCACCACCGCCACCAAATTCTGAAGCTGTAGCAGTTTCGGATAAAGTAATTGTAAAATAATCTGTATTAGAAGCATCAACTACAGTATGTGATTTATTCAATAAACTTCTATCCAAGCCACCCACATCATCTAAACCTTCTAAGGTAATTGTGTCGCTATTTGCCAAACCATGACCTCTGTAATGTACCTTTGCAGTAGCAGAAGAAGATGTGGTTTCTATCGGATTGGTTCTAATAATTTTTCCATCTAAACGAACTGCATCACTACCACCTCTTGCGGTACTTGTTGCTGTTGTTGAAACAACAACTGTAACTGTGTTTTCTGTTATAGCTGTAACAGTATGTGCTTTATTTATATCAGAAGCTGGTACACCACCAACTGCTGTTGCACCTGAAATAGTGATTGAATCGCTGACAGCAATATTATGTTCTGCAAAATCTATAACCAATGATGTTGATCCTGATGTGGTTTTTAAAGGATTGGCTAAAATAATATTTTTTTGTGTGACTGCAACTGTAAGTGTATCTGTAGTTCTTGCGGTTATTTTTTGATCTAACTCAAGGATTCTACTTGCTATGCCACCAACAGATGTTGTTTCTAAATTAAAAGAAACTGCTTCTCCAACTTTGGCAAAGTTATCAGCATTGACTGTAATTGAATTAGATCCTGATGTAGTTTGTATCAATACAGGCACAACCAATTCATCATCAACTGTTATTTCACTTCCACCAAACTTACCTGATTTAACAGATGTTACTGTATTAGGAACTGCAATGGTAAAACCAAAACCATCTGAATCTATTGAAGTGATTGGATGAGTTCCAGCACCTTCAGAATGATTGATTGCAGAACTTAAAATAAATTCACCATCATCAAATGTTTTGGATTCAAAGCCATTTATTTTTACTTGTTGTCCTACAGAAAAATTTGCTGTGCTTCTGTTTGCATAATTGATATGAATTACTACCGAACCTGATTGCAAACTAAAAGAAGGATTGGTTGGCTTTATTTCTCTAAAAATACTTTTTTGCGCTGGTGAAGTATTATTGACTGGTGATGTTGAAGAACCTTGTGTTGATACACTAGAACTGCCACCACCTGATGCAGTCGCACCTGTAGTCATTCCCCAATTCAATTCTTTGACTACGACTGAACTAAATCTAAAGCCTGTATCACCAGCAAAGAAACTTTGTTGAGATTCATTATTTGTAAATCTTGTATTGATTCTATCAAAGTCCACAAATAATGAACTTGCTTGTACTGCTATTGTGCTAGTTCCAGCTTCTACATCTTCTTTAATAACAGGATTATTTAATCTGCCATCAAATATCAATAAAGGATCAGAAACCAAAGCATCATTACTATCTAAAAATGCTTTGTAAATTTGTACTGTTCTATCTAGGTAACCACCTCTAAAAATAAATTGATATAAGTTGTATCAACACCTGATAAAGAAATACTTATAGTTTCAATATTGGCTTCATTGGTTTCAACAATATCAGAAAAAGCTAAAAAGCTTCCTGTTGGTGTATAAGTATTTGAATCGTAAGTTACAGGAATATAAGCATCAGATAAAAAATAACTGACATCATCAAAAGATAATTTAACTAGATGAAAAGGTTTGTTTGCAGATTTAACAATCTCTGTTTGAAATGCACCTGTGCTTCCTCTATCCATCTCATTAAAATATTTCTACCAATGACATACTAAAACCATATAAAGCACTTGTATCAGTATTGAATTGAGTTATATCTTCTGTAAAAGAAACAGTAAAAGGTACTGATGCAAAAGTTATTGTTTCATCATTAGCAACTGCATTTAAAAGATTAGGTGCAAAATTTAAGGTAGCATGACTTGTACCATCTGCATCCATGTCAGCAGTAGCCATATATACTTTTGAATGACCGCTAAACTTAAAAAAATCACCAGCTTTTATAATGCCTGATTCTGAAGCCGTCAAGCCGTCTATAACTGCTGAATTTGCACCAACTGACAATGCACCATCAACTACAGGATTTTCCGTTGTATCGCCTTGTGAGGTGCTTATAACAGGCGGTACATAAGTAAAGGTTTCAAACTGACCTTGCTGTTTCATAGCAAAAGCATAGATAGGTGCAAACTCTGATCTTGTCATTGGCGGAAACTCCACTTCTAATGACCATCTTTGTCCACCTCTTCTTCTTACTTGTCTTTTTAAATTTTGTGTAACAGAAACTAAAGTAGGCTCTATAGATTTAATATTTACGCTACTTGCCGCTGGTGATGTTGGGAAACTGCCGCTCATGTTACAAAACCTCTTCTACCTCTACGATTGAATTCAGTTTCTATTATGGCAGATATAGTAGGTGCGTTTTCTGTGATTGCGGCTAAAGTATCTTTTGAATCAAAGGCTTGTATATTGTAAGTGATATTTACAGGCATACCACCTGATGCCATGCCACCACCTAATCTATTGTTTGGTACGATTGTGCCTGTTTTATTTGGCACAAATAATTCTGCACCAGCTTCACCAACGATGTAAGGTTTATTTGCGGTAACAGTACCACCTCTTTCTGCAAAGCCAAGATTACCAAGAAAAGAAGTAAAGCCACCTGTAATTTTATCTATAATTAATTTTCTAACTGCAATTCTTAATAGTTCTTTAATTACAAAGTTTGAGAAATCTTTAAAAGATAGTTTGCCTTTCATTAAGCCATCTACCAAAGTATCTTCGAATTTTTTCATTGAAGCAACCATAGTATCGCCAATCAATTTTCCTGTTGTGCCTATACCATCTTTAAATGTTTGTAATGGTGCTTGTGCATTTTGAGAAAATTCTTGTAATCTTTTTTCAAATTCTGAAACTTGTTGTATTGGTCCGACAAAAGAATTTTTTATATCTTCATCAAGACCTTGTTGAAATAAATCTCTAATGTTGTTTATAGTTTTAACAGTATCTGTTAGAAAAGTATTGGTTTCAGGTGGTTGTGCTAAAGATTCAAAAAGTCTATCTGCTTCTGCTGTAAGTTCTTTTGCTCTTTCTGTTGAGCCTACTAAACCAAAAGATAAAGAATGTGCAAGTTCATGTCCGATAGCACTTAGCTTTAAAAATTGTACCTGAACTCCTTTAATAATATTTCCAAGACCACCAAAGAAACTTGTAAAGCCTTTTGCAAATTGATCTACACCAACAGCAACTTTTGCTAACGCTGTAAGAAAATCAACTACAAACTGTCTTGTAAAAGTTTGTAAATTTTTATCATCAAAAAATTCTTCAAAACCTTTGGCTAAATCTTCAACAACAGGTAGAAAAGAAGTTGTTATGGTATCTCTAATAACTCTAAATCTA